CATTTTCTGTGTAAGCAGAATCTTTTTCCCAACGAGGATCAGACATAGCAGTTACAACTTCTGCTGTTGTTCTGAATGGTGTAGCACCAGTACCAGCAGTACGACCTGAGTAAAGGTCTGGTTCAACTCCCATAGCGTTATTGTATTGTGAATAGATACCTTGAACAGCCAACTTAATAGCAGGTCCATCTCCTGTATCAGTTAACTTATTAAAGGATTGGACTTGTTCAGCAGGTAAGTTTTCCATAGCCCACGAAACCATCTTGCCATAAGTTTCATCACCACCAACTGCATCTTTAATACCTTGAGCATCTACTTCACCTGCCATTCCAGCACTGCGTAGACCATCTAAATAAGTATCAACAATTTGTTTTGAGAAGCCAGCTTCACCTAGCTTGCTGTAATCATCTTCAGAAATCTCATCATTTTCTTTAAATCGATTTGATATCTCTTGAGCATCAATTCCAACTTCTTCTAATACAGAAGCAAGACCCTCTCCATATAATTCTTCAGGATTAAAGTCAGAATCATTAGTCTCTGTTTCTGTCTCTTCTGTTTGTTCTTCTGCGTTACCTTCTGGTTCTTCTCTGGTTTGATCTATAGCTCCAAGCTTACCTTCAAGTTCTTTGTAGCTTCCTACTAAATCTTCTACGCTTTTAAACTTACCAGCGTATAAACCATTCTCGTCTTTTAAACCTTCCAAGTCATTAGCAGACATTGGTGGTGTCTCTGACACATTTACTTGTGATGAAGTCATAGTGGTTTTTTATTTAACTATAGTGAATTGTACTGCCATGTCTAGTAGTAGTGTCACCAGACTTTTCTGGTACAGGGTTTTCTTCGTTAACACCTAACTCGCTAACGATAGCTTTAGCAGAGACAAACTTTCCGTCTTCATCTCTTTTTCTACTGGGCTTCTTGTTGGGCATTGGGGTCCTCCATTGGTTGTTGTGCTGCTGCTGCATCAGATAATTTTTTAGGATCAACTAAAGATGAACCTAAAGCAGCAGGTCCAAGACTTTGAATAAGCTGTTGCTGTTGCATAGCTTCTTGTTCTGCTTGGATTTGATCTTGTGTTTTTACTAGGTTAGCAGTATCTATACCGATACTGGTAGCAAGACGTTTGACCGCTTCATCCACATTAACGTACTGTCTCATTACATCTGGTCCTAAAGCTTGAGCTACAGTTCCAATAAACTCAATCAGTTTGTTCTTATCATTACCTCTACCAAGACCTGATAAACCTGTCACTATCTTAGGTGTTATCAAATCATCAGGCAGCTTTGGTACTTTACCTTGCCTTACTAATATGTGCATCCTACGTCTGAGATATGGTAGTTGAAACTCTTGAGTCAAGATACTATAGATACCACCAAGACTATTCTCTAGCTCTTGTGCCATAAGATTTATCTCGGCTGCTGTTACTCTTTCTGCGTCACGTTGTACTGATCTAGCCATTAAGAAAGCAAACTCAAGTCTCGCTTCTATTCTTTGTATTGCACTAAAAGCAACAGAGAAGTCTGCACTCTTACCTACTTGCATCACAGAAATATCAGAAGCAAGTCCTTCTCTTACTGCTCCATTCGGGGCTTTGCTTATAGTTGCTGCCCTAGTGACCCCATTAGGATTTACGAGAAATAAAGTTTTCGCACTAGCAGCAGCACCTTCAATTATTGCTTGCATCAAAGACTCAAGACTAATTAAGTCTCCTCTGTATTCTTCTACATATCCTCTTCCGTAATCTTCTCCATCAATCCGAATGAACCTGAGAGGTAGCCAAGGTGTTACATCTATTCTTGATCTGCCATCTGTGTTAGGTATCTTTTCTCCTTTACATTCTTGAAACCAGAAGACATCATCATTAACTCTTTTAATGTGTGTATATATATCAAGATCATTTTCCATTGTCTTGGCATCATAGTTATCTTTCTTCTTGATCTGTTCTAAGAAAGCAGCAGGTAAAGCTTGAGGATGTATTGTTTCTTTAGTTAATATTTCTAATACATTACCTACTTCATCACGCTTACAAACAAACTTGGATAGTGGATATACCTTCAGTCCTTTCTCTGTCAAGTAGAGAAGAACATTACCCGATACAACTAAATGTTTGATAGCTTCAAACATAGCAACTCTGTCATTAGATATTTCTATCTGATTCATCAAAGCATTTTCTATAGTGCGTAGTCCTTTATCTATCTCACTCTGCATTTGTTCTTGCCCTTGCTTTCTTATCTCAAGGTCATCTATTTCTAATTTAAAAAATGCTGTGCTTGGTGGCAGCAAAGTCATTAATAATTTATTCGATAAGGAATTAACACCACGACTACCAGTAGCTTGGAAGGGTGTCTTGATCCTTGCCCTTGTACCAGATGTTTGTTCTGGTATCAAGCTAGGTATCGTTAGCTTTGAAGATTCTTTTGCTTCTCTATCATAGACAGACCTACTACTAACAAGTGCTTCGTACCTACCTGCTGCGGTTGTACCTTGTGTCGAGTATTCCATATTAAGTTGGGTAGTTTAAATCTCCACCTTTACCACCATCAAGCAATGGTATTTGTAATGACTTAGTTCCCATCTTTCTACCTTGAGCTACTTTAGTACCAGCTATTTGTTTTTTCTTTTGCCTGCCAACAACAACCTTATCAGCAGTCTCCTCTATAGCAGAATCAACTGGTTCGGGTGCAGGTGCAGGTGGGGGTTTGGGTTGTGATCCGAAACACATAATAAATATTATTTTTCCTTATATTAGCATGAACTAAATTAAAGTCTTCTTTTTAGTTTGCGTTAACTTTTGTGCTGTTGCAATAGTTGAGTTAGATAGGTTCCGAGCTTCTTTCTTTGCCACTTGTTTTCCAATCTTCAAAGAATCTGCTTCACTTTTTTTCTTTGTATCTTCAAGACCTTCTTGCTCACCTGTAATTAAAACAGGGTCATTCTTACTTTGATACTTTTCAACTTTAGGTTGAGTAGGACCACCACCAAAAAGACACATAGTTAATTCTCCAAGACTTTGTTATTGAGCATAGTTTCTTTCTGTCTTTTTTGCTGTTCTATTAGATAGTTAACAACAGATCTTTCCCCTGCACGATACCATACTTCTCGATCAGTAAACGATAAGTCTGGGTGTCTATCAGGAAACACACTACTTAAACTGTTTATTAGTTCGTCAGTAATTACTGGTAAATTCACAGAGATAAAAGTGTTATATCTATTTTATATGTTATCCTACTGATAGCAAGGAGTGGTTACCTTGTTGCACAGAAAAATGAAAAAGACTCTAGGTGAGTGGTTCCATCTAGGGTTTTTTTTATGGGAATCTATGTTATTTTACACATAAAAATGAAAGACGGAACTGGAAGAGAATTTAACGATGAATTGACATCTTTTCTTGAATGGTATTTAGATGCTGGTAATCGTATATATGTTCCACATAAAAACTCTATTCACTTTGTTGAAGGAGTAACTGGATTAACTATATATAGACATGATCAATTTCAAGTACAACTTTTTACAGCAACACCAAATACTATAATTCCTAGTCATACACATCCTAATGTTGATTCTTACGAAGTTGCCTTAAGTGGTATGGAGTTTTTTTTAAATGACAAAGTTGTTTTACCAAGATGGTATGTCAACATTCAAGCATCAAATTGTAATTTATCTACGTCACATTATGAGGTAGTTAGAGTTTTACCTGATTGTCCACATAGTGCAATAGCTGGAAAAAAAGGTGGTTCTTTTCTGTCAGTTCAACATTGGATTAATAATGTCCAACCGACATCAGTCGGTAATGATTGGGATGGTGTGACTATGGGAAATAACCATACAGATCAAGTAACAACTACAGTTGAAAACAATATAGATAGTTAATTTTTACGGAGTCCAAAGTTTAACTTCACCTGTGCTGTAGTTATAATCTCCCTCTCGTAGTATTCTTGTGAGTCTTGCATTGAGAATAGCATCAGCAATACTATAACCTTTCTTTGTATATGTCTCCTGTACCTTAGACCATAGTGCATCTCTAGTATCTGGTGTATTGGCTAGTGTCTTGGAAGCAGTAACCATACCCATACCTTTAAGACCTAAGATGCCATCACCTGAGTCACCTGCTAGTGACATCTCAAACCAATGTCTGTCTGCTTTCTTCTCTGTTATATGTAAGATCTCATCTTCTTGTATTAACTTACAAGGTATAGTCTTCATGTCTTTATCAACAGAGACTATGATTGGATTTTTATACTGACCATTAGTAGCCAGCAACCCAAGCACATCATCTCCTTCAAGGTTTGGATAGGCAGCAGATTCATATTCATTC